CTGCGTGCTGCGTCGCGTACTTCTCAAGCAGCGTCTGGATTTCCATGGACTCGGACATCTTCAGTGCAAGCCCCGTCATGTCTCCATAGATGATCCCGGATTTTCCGGCGGCGAGCGTCGGCATGTTGTCCGATACGTAGACAGGCTTTCCGAGCAGCGTATAGCCCCACGGCTGCGCGAAGTCGCGGTTCAGGAGGAAATTCCCCTGTCCGTCCTTCATCTTCCGGATCGCGGTCCGCGTGGCCTTGTTCATAATGAAAGCCGCGTTGCCCTGATACATGTCCGGAACCATCTCCTGCAGATCGATCAGCTCATCCGCCGTAATGGCCGCTGCCGCTGCCGCCGTGATGACCTGCTTCGCCCCGCTCAGTCCTTCCACCTTGTCGGACGTGCCGGTGAGCAGCTCATGCTCGATAAACTCCGCAATCGCCTCCGCCATATGACTGATCACGAAGCCCACAAGGTCAAACTGCGTATTGTTGATCAGGGACTTGCTGATCAGCGTCAGAGACCCCGCAAGGTATCCGTTCAGCGTGATGTTCCCGAATTTGCCGGAAGAACTCTCAAGCTCCTTGAACTCGTCCGCGTAGGCCATCGTGATCTTGTCGCTTCCGGCTTCATAGTACGGGATCGTCAGCGTTCCGGGCACATTGTAGATATCCGCCATGCTGTAGATCGGACAGATTTCCTTCACCTTTTCCACAATCTTGCCGGCAATGGATTTCGGGATGACGGCCCCGTTGGTCCCCATGTCCATATTGGCCGCCGCACGCTCCTCCGCCGTACCGCGGATATAGGCGTCAAACGCACGTTCCTCCGCCTCTTCCTGATCCTTCTCCGTATGGCCGTCCTCTTCCTTCGCGGCTTCAACCTTTGTCAGCTTCCTCTGCGCGTTGTAGTTCTCAATGGTGCGGTCAATGGCCCTCACCTCGGCTTCCATCTCGTGGAACTTCTTGTCCTCATCGTCCGACATGGCCCGGTTCTCCGCTTCCGCGGCGTCTGTCATCGCCTTCATCTGGGCAATGAGGAGAGCTCTTTTTTCAAGCAGTTCTTTCATTCATTTTCCCCTTTCGTGAGTTCTTTCAGTGTTTCTTTATATGCTTTCAGCCTGTCTTTCGTCAGGTCTTCCAGCTCAGCCTGGTCTTCCTGCCCCCGTTCCTCCGTCATGATCTCGTCCTCTCCTCTGACCTCGAACGAAGTCGCGTTGTAGCAGGGCACTTTGTTGACGATGAGGCTCACCTCACTCAGGTCAAGATCCCTGATATGCCTCAGCGGAAGCGCGTTTTCCCCGCGCTCCTCCATATCGCTGGTGACATGGCTCATCCGGAAGGACCATCCCCGGACCTTCCCGTTCTTTGCGGCGTCAATGGCCCGCTCATCCGTGATTATCGCATCGGCATACAGTCCAATGGCATCTTCCTTCAGATGCAGCGTCCCGGCGGTCGTCGATGCCAGCAGGCGGCTGTCGTTATGATCCTCCAACAGCCGTATCTCTCCGGCCCGTTCGATTGCCCTGGCAAACACGCCCGGCTCGATCTGCTCCACAAACTGCCCGCCGGTCTGCGACCGAAGCGGGCGGCTCATCCGATCCACCGCATTGACATAACCCGTAATGTGCATCCCGTCAGCTCTCAGTTCTGCCTTCATTCTCATCACCTCCCTTCATCATCTGTCTTCCGGCCATCGTGGCCGTCTGGTTGGTATTCGGTGTATAGATCTGCTTCGTCTTCGGGTCAAACAGCACGCTGTCGAGCCCGAGTGTCACCCAGTCGATCCCCAGCGGCTCCCAGTCCTCCATGCGCCGGACTTCATCCACCTGAAGGAAATTGCTCTTCAGTGCAATACTGTATGCCTCGAACCGGTCTTTGATATTGCCCCTTGTCAGCTCTTTTGTGTCAAAGCTGAAATACCGGTCCTTCTTCTCATCTTCACGCAGAAGATCCCGGTTCAGGCTGCACTCAATATCCGACAGCAGGTTGATAATCGTCCGGAGCCTGGTCTTTTCGTCCCCGTCGAGTCCGAACACCTTCCGGATCTCCGAATCGTTCAGCTTTTTATTCTCCTCCAGCTGCATCTCCACGCTGGTGTTCGAGGATTCCTTGAATGTGATGCCGTCGTTCAGCACGACGACATTTTCCTCATTGGTGCTGTACAGCTTGTGGAACGCGCTCCGAAGCGCTTTCATCGCATCCGTGGACAGATGCTTTGTGCTCTGGAGAAAGCCTTTCTTGTTTCCGCCCTTCTTTACGAGGCTGTTCTCATACTTCAGCGTATAGTAACCGACCGACAGCTGACATCCGTTCTGCTCGACGATGCTTTTCCCCCGCATTCCGTCCGGCGTATTCCGGAGGAGCTTGAACCACTCGAACGGATAGTAAGACCGTCCGTTGCAGAGGATGTTGTAATCCTTGAAAATCGGGTCATTGTTCGTCTGGAACGAAATACGGTTCTCCTCGACGTAATGGAGGCTTCTCACCATCCCGTTCTCCATGTGGATATAGGCATAGCCTCCCTTTCCGAGGTAATAATCACGCAGTATGGAACGCCAGAACTGCCTCGCGGTCAGGGTGTCTCCGGTGTCCTGGTTGAGCAGCCGCACGCGCCAGTCGTCAGACACCTCCCTAACCCGGTCATCCTTCCGCTGATAGAGCCTGATCGGGAGGCTTGCCACTGTCCCGGCGATATAGTCGATGCATTCACAGACAGACGGGATCTCAAGTGCCTTTTCCTTCGTCATGTCGTCCCCGCCCAGCATGGAGCGGATCAGCGCCGCTGCCGTATCCGGATCACTTTCTTTCAGGTTCACCTCCGGCTCCGCCCTGATCTCCGTCCTCTTCCGGTTCCAAAATGCCATTTCATTCTTCCTCCTCATGTCTGAACCACGAATCCATCGTCAAAAATAATGTCCTGCTGGAGCAGGTACACCGCATCGATCAGCGCCGCGACTTCATCCACCTTGCCTGTCGATTTCTTCTTGTTGACGTACCGGTTCATGTTGGTGTCAAAGGTACATCTTGCATTTTCAAAGTTATTTTCCAGCAGAAGGTTCTTCTCATACAGGAACCGCTTCCCCAGCACGCTCTCATACAGCAGCTTCGTCGGCGGGTGGAGCGTATCCGAATGCTGCCGAATCTCGACGGTGGTAAACCGTTCGCTCCATTTCTGCGCGGAGCTCATCGCGTTATACCGGTCATATCCGATTGCTATGATCTCCACGCCGAACCGCTCTTCCAGATCAAAGACATACTGCTCAATCGTCCCGTAATCCACGGTCAGGTCTCCGCAGGCAATGCATTGCCCGCTCTGTATGAACCTCCTGTAGTCCGTATGTTCCGTTTTGTTCTTCTCATCAATCCGGTCAGCCGGAATGAAAGCCATCACATGCGCAAGGATCCGGTTGTCATCGTCCGCTGACACCATCGCAACCGCGCAGTTATCATTAGACATCGCCAGATCGACACCGATATAGACCGGCCGCCCGGACCAGTCGATATGATCCGTCCGGCACTCCTTTACGGCGTCGATCGGCACGAAGCTCTCCGTCCCGGATCCCTGATAGACGATATTGCAGTGCTTCGTGACAAAGTTTTCCCTCAGGTTTTCCTGTGCGATCGCCTTCCGCCGCTTGTCTATCAGGTCATCCCAGACATCCGGTATTTCCAGCGCCAGCGGGTTCGCATGGCGCAGGACGCTGTCGTTTTCCATCCAGTTCTTCGTGTCATCCGGCTCATAGAGGAGCGCGAAGTACTTGTCATCCGGCTCGATTCCGTCCAGCACCTTTTTTGCATACGCCACTTCATCCTCAAACGGGTTCTGCACAGTCGGGTATTTTGTGGAGATCACAAACCCAAGCCGGTTCTGTACCAGCAGCTGCCCGGACCGCATCGCCTCAACCGCATAGGCGTTCGGGAGCGCGCCCACCTCATCCGCGATGAATACGCTCGGTTCCTTTCCATCCAGCCGGTTGACGCTGAAATTCAGCGGCGTATAGGTTGACCGTGTCGGCTTATGCCGGATCACGTCCCGCAGGATCTTAAACTCCCCGTCCTCGAACACATCCGCGTTCGACCGGATCAGCGGTTCAATCGCCTGCTTGATTTCCCTGGCCAGCTGACCGTCCGGCGCAACAGAGAAAAACCGGCTGTATCCCGGTTCCAGATAGAACAGCAAAATAAAAAGAACGGCGACCGTAAAGGTCTTCCCGTTCTTTCTCGCGATTTCCAGAATGACGGACTGATACCGTCTCATCCGTATGTCCTTGCGATGGACCACGCAAAGGACCGCCGTGATCAGCAGCCATTGCCATCCGGCGAGCGAATGGTAAATGCTTTCTCCCGCCTTCGGCCCTTTTGCCATCTTCAGCACCTTGGTGATCTTGTATATTTTCTTCAGCAGACGGTCCGCAATGCAGTAAGTCGAGTTTTTACCGTCCCAGATTTCTATAAACTCCCTGCATTGGATCCTGACATACTTCGGGGCGTCAATCGCCCCGCTGCACACCTCCCTCGCGTACTCCGCTGCCGGATCAGTCGTCTTCTTCGTTTAAGATATCCATGAGGGACGGCTTTTTTTCCTCGTTCTGCGTGACGGCTCCGGAATACTTTGCCCTTGCCTGCGGACTCAGTCCGAGTTCGCCGCAGTACCGGAACCATTCGGTTGACAGTTCTTTCATCGTCCGGATAAACGCCGCGTCCTGAAGCACTTCCGGGTTCTGGTTGGCCTGCCTGTCCAGCGCCTGAAGCCGGTCGATCGTGATCGCCGCCCGGTTCAGAACATAGACATCAAGGTTTCCAAGCGTATTGGTCGACTCCCGTTCATGTACGATGTTCCAGAATATGTTCTGCTGCGGTTCCGTCAGGTAGTCATCGGGCACCAGCTTGTCGCTTTTCCCCGTCATCTTCTTTTCTACCTTCGTTCTTTTCCTGTTCTTGACCGCCGTATGCCCCGTTTTTGAAGATGACGGCGTCGCCGGCCTTCCTGGCATAGTCTTAACCTCCTGAAATTTGATTTTTGGCATATTTTATATTCCGACGCCGGCCGTAGGTCGGGAAAACTGCGGAAAATTGATCCAGTGAACCCTGGGGG